AAACGTTAATGATAAACACATCGTCATTTTCTACAATAGGATGTGGATTATCAAATGGTTGAAGGTCGGGGAGAGTTAATATTTTATGTCTAATTAATGAAGAAACTTCATGAACCAGATTCCCTGTCAACGTACTTTGAGAGGACTTCGAGTTGGTCATGGTATTTTGCCACCTGATCTAGTTCTACTTGGATTGCTTCCATAACATCAGAGTGTTCTCCAATGCCAGCAGGATTCTCCAAATAGATTTCAATGTTTGCTAAATGTTTTTTGATGTCACCCATTGCGTGTGCTTTGAGTGCGTTAATAATAGTTTTTCTCATAGTAGGTATCATTCTATTAGGGTGCCATGTTTACGACGAATCTCTTTTAGGATTTCCCAATCTTTATTCTTCGTACCACCATCATACTCTAATGCGTACCCTTCGTCAATCATCTGTTCGTTGAGTGATATAGGATCATCGCCAACGTATAACCAACCAAGAAGCCTACCATACTTACCCACGCCACCTTTGAGTTCAGTACGTATAGTAAGTTCGTGTTCTCCATTTATAGTATCCTCTAACGTTCCTTTCATCCAGTTTGTTGCATCTATACCCAATGCTTTCTCTTCTAAGTCTCTTGTCCTCTTCTCGGGAGTATCAATTCCTGCAATTCTTACTCTCTCGTGCTTATAGATATCGAACCCTAGGTCTATTACTACGTCAATGGTATCTCCATCAACTACTTTTGTTATCTCCGTCACTCGGAAGTTGTAACAACTCTTCCTGCTTGGGGGTGTCATTGCTCCCATCGTTCATTTCCTCATAAGCATACTTCATTATATAGGCGATGAGAATCGTCACACTTATGATAAGTATGAGAATCATTACGTTGACTGAATGTACTACTGTCAACCTAGTTCTTGTAATTTCTGTGCTACTGTCTTCTTCTGTATTGGTGCTATGTCATTCAATCCATTAGCATCAAACCAAGGAGCATTCTCCCAATCAAATCCTTCACCAAATGTATTATCTGCTTCTGCAACATACCAATGACATGCTGCGTCTGGAATATCTACTGCACATACTGCCCAGTCATCTGTCCACTGTGGAACTTGTACCCAGATAACAGGTTCTTTATCCATGGCATATGCACTCTGTGTCATACCTAGCATAAACGCTAGTATGATTGCCCAACTAAAAATTCTTGGTATGTGTTTAACTGATGGTGGTTTACCTTTTCCTCTGTAAACCTCCATGACATCGTGATAAGAATAATTCATATTAGCAGTTCCACGCTCGTAGTGATTTATTTATACGAGAGTCAGGGTCACGAGCAGTTTTTGCTGACGTAAGTTTCCTTTTCATGCCTTTCATTCTAGCACAGAAACTTGCTCTACGTTTGTTTCCTTTCTTTTTACTTGGTGCTTTTAAGTCAGAACCAGGATTTGCCCTTTCATAAGACTTCCTCCCTTTCTCATTTAAACCACCTTCTTTATTCTGTCCTGCTTTCTTTGTCCACGCTTCTTCCTTCATCATCTTCTTTTCCTCACAAGTTTTATCCACACAACTCTGACACTTAGGGCAATACTTTTTACCCTCAGGACAGTTTGATGCTTCGTGTAGATATTCCTTGAAGGAAATCATGATCTCTTAGCGCAGTTAAGTTCGTGTTTCTCCATCCACGTTTTAGGACGTGCATGACCTAATGGTGCTGTTAGTTTACAGAATTGACATTCGTAAACTCCTGCTTCATTTCTTTGTGCCATAGTGATAAGTTGAGTTAGGTTTAGTTTTCTTAGGTAGTTTACCGCCCCTTACTTTGGTTGCGGATGTTTCACCTTCACCAGAGGGGTTCTTACCTTTCTTTACTTCTTTGCCAAGGTTGTATGACTTCCCAGGTTTTTTAGATTCAGTGTCATGTAGTCTAGCGGGTTTCCCTGCCTTCTTAGTAATCACTGATTCCTGTCCATGCTTACGTCCTAAACGACGTGTAAGTTTTCCGAACTTACGCTTAGACATTCCCTTGCCAGGACTCGTTTGGTAGGATACTTCCTTACCCTCAGATCCATCATCATACTTGTATTTGCCGACTGATTTTTTAAAACCAATCCCTTTCTTTTTAAGATCCTTTTCTAGTCCTTTACGACTAGCACGGTTCTTTTTTTCGTCTGTACCTCTGTCTGCTGCAATACTACCAGTAGTCTGGTTCTTTGCTTTTGACATCATACGAGCACGTTGGTTGCCTTCATTAAGAAAATCAGAGAATGACATCACTGTCTCCTCCTTCTTCATCTTCTTCTGTTGCCATGAGTCAAGTGCTTGGTCAGGACGTTTGCCCTTTGCCATTTCACTCTTCTTATGTGCTTGGAACTTAGCAGCGGAATCTGCCTTTGCTTTCCTGTCGTCAGCACCTTTCTTTGCTTGTGCAGCAAAGTTTGCTTTACTCTTCGCATCAATCGCCTTCATTTTGGGACTGAGTTCCTCGCCCATTATAGCACCCTTTCCATATTTTTGTACAGCGGACTTCTTCACCATGTCAACTGCGTTGCCAGGACGCTTCCATGGAGTGCCCTGATTACCAGGTGTAGTAACGGTTTTCTTCTTAGTTGGTGGTACTCTTCCTTCATCTCTTGCGATATCATATCCTTCTTCCTTCCTTACGTATCTGTTCTTCTTGAACTCATCACTAGGAGCACCATCAATAGGAGGTTTGTTTGTTGCACCATACTTATTGTTTTTCTTTACAAACCTTCTCTTAGCATGTGAATCATGCCTTAACATCTTGGCACCACCTCTTTCCTTTGGATCAGCAGCGTTACCACCTTTACCAAATGCTCTCTTGTTTCTGATAGATGTTTTACCATAGTCAGAAGCACCCGCCTCATACTTTGCTTCTTCTATCTCTTTCTTTTGTAGTTCATCTAACTGATCTAATGCTTTGCTTGACCAATATACATTTGTCTCTTCATACTTATTTCTACCAGATGGTGAAGGTTGTGTGCTATCAAAATGAGGATTGTTCTTAGCAGCATCAGATTGTGCATTTCTTTGCTTAGTCAACTTCTTTGCTTTCTTATCAAGAAAATCTTTCATCGCACCTTCTGCCACTGCTTTCTCTTTCTTTTCTCCCTTCTTCTTTAATTCTGCTCTCTTTTTAAGATAAGATGCCATGGCACCAGATGGTTTACCTGTTCCTTTAAACAACCCATATGTTGTTCCTTCATGTGTAAACTTCATACCCTTAGTTGCTTTATCTTTAAGTGCCTGACGTTTCTTAGGATCCATGTTCTTCTCATAATCTGCTAGTTTATCAGCAAACTTTTTGTTATCCATTTTCTTGATAACTTTTCTATCTGCCTTGCTAGGTCCTGTATATGAATTGCTTGTACTTCCTGTAACTACTCCTCCCATTCCTCCACCTGATGAAGATTCTTCAACTCCTTGCTTCGTTCCTCTCCTACTTTTTTGCACAACACCTTGTGGCAGACCTGTATTACCAGTACCGATCTTGTCATTCTTTCTGCGTAATGCTTTCATTTTAGCGAAGGTGTTCATGAATTCTGCTGATGATTTGAAATCTGAGTTCCCTGTTTGGTTCCCATGTTCTACTGATTCTTTTTTCACTTTCTTTTCTGGTAACCCTTTGTGTTTAGTTGATGCAAATTTCTTTGCGTCTTTCATCTTTATGCTGGAAGCAACTCTGGCAACCTCAGATGAGGGAGTTTGCGTTTGATCCCCTTTCTGAAACGCTCTAACCATCCCGAAGAATCTTTGTTGTTTCTTTGAGACTGCGGGCATTCCTGATTATCCTCCGACAATCTGTACTTGCTCGACGATGACTGCGTTAGAACCAGCGACAAGTTTTGCACATCGCTGTATGACAGGGACTGTTCCAGCAGTTGCGTCTGCTGCTGAGAGAGCATAGTCTGCTGATGCTGCTGATGAATCATAATTTGTTGTAATAGTTGAACCAGTTATTGCTGTAACTGCTTTACCTGATGCTGCTGCTGACTCAAAGTCGGATGTAAATCCGTCTGTGTCACCACCATCAATAGTCTGAACGAAATCACCAACAGAGAACGAATGACGTCCACCACCAGCAAATCCTTCAACAGTCACAACCATTGATGATGCATCTGTTGCACCGAGAATCTTAGCGTTCTTTGCTTTACCACAGGAAACTAACAATGCTTCTCCTGCTGCCAAAGTTATAGCGGGACCACCGTCTATCGCTATCGTTGAGGCAGATGCTGCATAGCATCTGAGCACACCACTTTTTACCACGATATAGCTTGTGCCACTTCCTGATACTGTTTGGGTGTCAATTACATTTAATACTGACATGGGGTAAAGATTCTCCTACTATGTTATTTATCCTTTTCTTGCTTTAAGAACTTTGCAAGATCAGCGGTACTACCTACAAACATGGTATTGTTTGTAACCTCTGTACTTTTAGATTTATTAGGGTTCTCTATGTCGTTAACCTTTTTCTGTAAATCTACAAGTTTGTCAGCAACGTCACCGACATGTTTTATTAACTGTCCAGCAACCTCATATGCCCTTGGTTGATCAGATTCCTGTGCCAGTTCCAATATACCATCGACTGCTTCCTGTCCTTTTTCAATTAAAGAATACAGGTTACCTCTGGTATAATCATAATCTTTTTTAAGTTGATTC